TAATCTAAATGCGTTATCATTTAATTTAATAACATAGTATTGATTTATTGTAGAGAGACCAGATATTGTAGTTCCTGTGCTAGAATAAACAACTTTTTCACCGTCACCAAATCCATGATTAGCAAAATTAACAGATGAGTCTATTGTAGATATTCCTACAGGTTTTACAATTAGTTTTCTGTTTTGATATCCACTTCCTGGATTAATTACTTTGACAGACTGTAAAGTATTTTTATCATCATAAATTCTAAATTTATGAACTCCAATATTACTTGCCGTCGTAAATCCTACCGTATTAATTCCAACATAATAGTCGGAAAAAGTTTGATGTAATTTTATAGATGTTGGGTTAACAATTGATGCGTAATATACAGATCCACTCTGTAGAGTTTTATTCTGATCAGTGTTTAAACCACCAAAAGTACCAATACTTACTGGATTGTTTCCATTTTTATTATAAACAATCGCTTGACCATTTGATAGATTGTGATTATTAATAAAGGTTATAGTTTCGTTAGTAACATCTATTCCGCCAGATTCTGTGTTCAGTCTGGCATCAAAAGATAGTTCCCTATATCTTTTTCCAATAATAGGTTGTAGTACAACTCCGCTGCCATTTCCACCAGTTACAGTTATTGATACCACATTATCAATATCAAAGTCTTGTGGATCAACATAAACTGCTGTTACGATACCACTAATAACAGGACGAACTAAACATGTAGTACCAGACCCTGGATTTGAAATTTGAATGGTGGGTGGATTAATTACATCATAATTTAATCCACTGTTTAATATTTCTACATTTTCTATTGGACCATAATAAATTTGATCATCGGATTTGTAGTTTGTAATTTCAACACCGTTGATTAGCATCCCAACTGGTCCAGGAACAGTTTCTACACCATATCCCGATTCAATGTTTGGATTTATTGGAAACTTTTTAAGTAATTTTTGTGGTCCTATTTTTTTACCACTATTTTCCAATAATGTAAACGTATGACTACCAGTTCCAGACGAGAGTGGTTCAAATTCAATATAATCATCAATAGGTATAAAAGATCTTGATGAATAAAGTCTAATTTGGTTCTTATTAGTTAATACCTTTACATAATAAATTCCTTCAGAGAGACCCGTAATATCAGTTGTTTGTGGAGAATAATAAACGGCATCACCGGTGATGAAAGGTACATCACTATCAAACGATAGAATGGAGTACTTTAAAGTTGAAGCATCATATCCCTGGATTCTTGATCCAGTTGCTTCAACTAAAGTTGCTTTAGAAATATTCTTAGTTATTTCATAAGATGGTAAAGAGTTTGAGGCAATGTAAAAATATTGATCAGAATCATTGTAAACATTTTGAACATCTGAAGTAATTACATTATTACCATAAACAATTTCTGCACCAGAACTAATAGACTTGTTTAGATTTCTTCTGATATCATAGGAAAGTCCAACTACTGGGGCAAATCCCGCCAAATTATCAAGTAAAATTTCTTTTGTTAATGGGTTAATGTTTTTTACAATAGCACCACTAACAACTACATTTTGTGTTCCTCTTACTAAAACATCTATGTTATCATTTTCCTTTAAACTTGATTTATCAATTTCAGAATACAGAGTGTAAGAAGATCCAGAGATCTCTTTAATTTGATATCTAGATGATGTATTATAAATCCAAGAATTTGAAAAAATTTGTTTTTTGGTTTTATCTTCTTCTGGATTTAGAATTTTTTCACCAAGATTTTTTACAAAAATTCTTTCACCTTCTGAAGTTAATTTAATATCAGAAGTTGGGACAAATTCAGATAAAACTCCAGTAATTCTGAGCTCTACTTTTTTAGTTAAATCTCCATTTTCATAACCATAAATTGTTTCGTCCGACCTTAAATCGGAAGACGAACTAATAGCAGAAGATATTCCACTACAATTTAAAAATTGGTTGATTGTTTTATCAGTATATGTGATACTATTACCACTGGAGATAACGTTTCCTGATGTACTAAAACCAATTGTTGAATCAACTGTGATTACAGAGGAACCAACTGAAACAGTTCCTATTACCTTGGTTTTTCCTGGGATAATAAATGTACCTTCAATTAAGTCCTTTTCATCAAATCCGACAAATAATCCTAATTTGTAATATGTCCTTCCTTTTCTACTAATAATTTCAACTTCAGACACTGAAGCTTGAGTATTTACGTCAGTTGATTTTCTAATTGTTTGTCCAACTAGATTATTTGGATCTCCAGAAATTCTTTCTGCAAGTACGATTTCTCTTCTAATAAACTGAGCAGAAGATGGTTTTAAAAGATATTGCTCAAGATCAATTACCTTTGGTGTAACTCCATACAAAACATTAAAAAGAATTCTAAAAGATTCTTCTGTTCCTTTTGATTGGTAAAATGCCTTAGATTCCTTAATAAAATTACTTACATCTAAATTAGATACAAAATCAACGTTTTCTAATCCAGGAGTAAGAGTGTACTTAATTTTTTTATAAAATTCTTTTAAAAATAAAGAACTTAGATTAGAAACAATTTTACCAGAAGTATGTGATGTTGCTGAAGAAGTTGAAAAAACTAATTCACCTGGAGCATTATCAGCATGATAAGATGTAATTCCACTAAATCCGCGAACACATCCGATAAAAGTATTAGTTGTTACTCCAGTGTAGGTAATGATCTCATCATCAATCTTAAAGAGTCCATATTGATTTGGAAACCCTTTAGTGCTATCTACTTGAATTGATGAACTTGTGCTAGTAATACCAACAGATAGAAACGTCTGACCAGTAATTACTTCAGGTGTTAAATTATCTAATCTTAAATATTGATCTAAATTATCTACAATATCAACCGTTCCACCAGAAAATTCCTGTGAAATATAATATTGCTTTAAAAATTCTGATGCCTTTGGACTCTCTGATAAAATATATTCTGGAAGTTGATTTTCAACAATCTGTTGTATTTGTACTCTTGTTTCAAACCCTGTTGCTATCATCTTATATCCTCTTTAGTTCCCCGTTTAGATAGTTTGAAGTTACCTTAAACCCAATGCCAGATATTTGTTCCCCAGAAGAAATTGTATCTTTAATCATATTTATGGTACTATCCGCAACACTAAAACTTAGATATAGATCTTTAAGTCCAATAACATCGTTGGATTCTGGGTATGCTTGAACTTGAATTATATTATTAGGTAAGTCTGTAGCAGTTATGTTGATGGTAGTTAAAAGTATTTCTCCAGTCGTATAGTCAATTGTTCCAGCAGATTTGATGACGACAATATTATCAATACCATTTGGATTTGGTTTAACAATTGAAACATCTCCCATACCACTACCATCTAGATTTCCATTAACATCTTTCTTAGGAACATCCGTTAGGTATACAGTGTCTGCTTCTCCAGAAATTCTAAATCCAGTGCTCTTAATATTAAATCCTTTTGAATTAATATGGAACTGATTTCCAAAGCAAAGTTCGTATTGGGCAAAGTCATTTACAGCAGCTTTTAGATTTCTTCTGATAATAACTCTGGTGATATTAGATGTAATCGCAGTATCAACATCATCAATAATTCTTACTAACTTACTGTACTTAAATCTACCACCAAACTTATTGACATCTGTTGATGATGAATAAGTTGTAAGAGCATTGGTCACTCTGGTTTTTAGATCATTTACATTAGAAACCTTAGGTGAATCATAATAGACTGCAGAGTCTATCTCTACATAAAGAACCTTGAGATCAATAATTGACTGGTTAATTCCTGTAAGAGAATAATTCTTAAGTTTATTTAAAATTTGTTGCTTGTCAAAGTCAGAAACATAATCACCATTCTTTGGTTTAATGCTGATTAAAACGGTTCCAAACTGAGGTGGGTCTAGTTCTTCTCCACCAACAACTGAAACTGATTCTGTGTTCGGATAGATTTGTTGAATAATAGATTCATAATCTCTTCCCGTTACTGCTCTATACTGTGATGAATACAGACGGGGGGCAAAATACTTGATGGAATCAATACTTTCAATCTCCCCACCATTGGATGATGATGCGGTAGTTACAACAGAAACTGTTGATGATGGAGTCACAATCTCATCAGAAGATCCTCTTAGTGATCCAGAGAAAGAAAAGAGTGATGCCCCATTGCCATCTTTTCCATCAGTAACGATATAGGTTACGGTGATGATCGTTCCATTTTCTAATTTCTTACCAAAAATACCATCACCAAATAAAAGTTCGTATTTTTCGTCCTTTATTTCTTGAATTAGATAAGTTTCTGATGTGCTCTGAACATTTAAAATATTATCAACTAATGTATATTCCCTCCCCAATCCAGTATCAGAAATACCTTTTACATAAACAACAATCGTAGAGGTGTCAATAAAAGAATTATCTAAAATAAATCTTTGATCTAATGACCCATCAACAACAAACTGGTTGCGAAGAAAAGTTCCTTGATAGATGTTGATATCAGAAAATGATGCAACACCACCAGTTACAGTGCTTGTTACATTTTCAGGAACAGCAAATGTATAAGTCGTATCAGAAATTCCACCAACGCACACCAGTCCCGCCTGTAGAGTTAGTGTTGGACTTGTTGTGGTAGTTGGCACATTAAATGATACGACCGCCTTAGAGGCGCTTCTAGAGCGTGGTACGTATCCGATATTTCTTGCTAACGAAACAACATTTTCTCTTAATGTTGCTGAGTCTAGAAAAGACTCATTCACAACCATGTTAGAGTTAAATGCTGTAATATATGTGTTGTACGCTAACGTGTCAATTAATACAGAAAAGTTTGACCCTTCAAAGTCAAAATCTGTAAAATTAGAGTTCGCACGAAGATAGTCCTTGATTGAGGTCTTGATCTGATCAAAGTCTAAATTAGTAAACTGTGTAAAAGGCATTTTATCTTGTTGCCTCTAGGATAAATGTAAATTCTTGAGTCGGGAATTCCTGTCCAATAATATCAAAGAATATCGTTGCTTCAAATTCGTTTGTATCCGGTTTAGGATTTACCTCAACAACAATATTTTCAACTCTGGATTCAAAGTTCTCTATTGCCAATTCAATTTGTCTTTGAATGATTGAGGCAGTACCAAAATCAACGAATTCAAAAAGACTACTACGTACATCAGATCCAAAATTTGGATTAAAAAACTTTTCCGTAGGAATTGTTTCTACAATGTTTCTGACCGATCTTTTGATCGCATTTTCATTCTTTAGGATTGGTAAATCCTTTGTGACCGGATGAGGTTCAAAGGATAAACTAATATCTTTAAATGATCTAGATATCCTTTGTATTGCCATCGGACAAAAGTTTCTTGCTTTATTTATATCCTATTTCCAAGGAGAACCATAGGTTGGTTCAGTACCATAACCCCAATCATCATAGTCTTCATCATTACGAATTTTTTCATGAAGTTCAGTTTGTGTTTTTAAATCATGCTTTGGTGCCAAATCGTGCATGACTTCTTGAATAATTCTTTTCTGTGGTGTTACTGATTGATAATCTGTGATGAGTTGTGTAGTTCCCCACATCTCTCTCATATAATTTTGATCTCTATCTACGGGTAAATTAGACATTTTAGCTCCTGTTTTAAGTCAATAAAACAGAACTTTTATAAAGGAGGTTGCTATCTCCTTACTTCTATTTAACGATCTATTTCACGCAGAGAATATGAGTCGGAATTAAGGTACTTTAAGATTTCAAGAGCAATTAATTTTGGATTTCCTTCACCACATGTATAGACATCCACTGCTAAACACCCATTTTCTGGCCAAGTATGACAAGAAACATGACTTTCAGAGAGTGCGATGACGACTGTACATCCCTGTGGAAGAAAACAATGGGCAAATGTGTTCAGAATAGTCATTTTCGCACGTTCAATGCCCCTAATCATGACGTTCTGTAGAGATTCTACGTCATTAATCAGGTCAAAATCAACATCATACACCTCTAGAAGTAGGTGCTTACCCATTGAAAACTTTTCCAACTCAATTTGTGGTAAAAAATCTATTTATTTTTGTTCTAAATTTGTAATTTCGTACATATAGTGCTCTGAAGTTTCAATTTTTCGTTTATTTTCTACAGAGTAGATCGTCATGTCAATCTCATAACCTGGATTTTTACTGATTCTGTTAAAAGTCCAAGCATTATCATACCAAACAATGCGATTATTTGGATAGGCATAGTAATTTCCAGTCTCTACTTTAAATAAATGAGCACATTTATGCTCTGGAGTCTCTGAAAAGTTAAGATCTGGTATTCCTTTGTTTTCCCAAGACCAGTCAAGAGTGAACATATAAGATCCAATGACCTTTTTTCCATCAGGGCGTATCAAATCTGCCTGTAATCCAGCAAGACGAGCACGTTTTTGTACATCAATATAGGGAGAAAAACAATCCCAGTACATAATATCTTCTAAGGGTTCAATCTCAGCATCTGGTCTCCAGCAAAAAGCGTGAAGTGGCCTGCGAGTCCAATTCACGCCATTTTCAAGAAATGCCTCAAATAGAGGAACTCTTTTTTCAATACTTGCGACGGAATGTACGTCACATTTGGTCACTTCACCATGTCCTTTCTGATGATTAAACAGAAACTCATTACGAATATAACAAGACCAATCTGGTAAACTATGGTTTAAGTATGCCATTGATTAACCTTTACCTTGTCCTCTGTATTTTTTCCGTGCCCCATTGCGAGAAGAAGCGGCATATTTGGTTCCCATACCCGCACCTTGACGAGACTTTTTAGGAGGACCAGGAAGATAAGAACTATTCTTATTCAGACCACCTTTTGCTTTTGCTGCCATACGTTGTTATTCTCCAATAAAATTTCAGTTTCAAGATCTCCAGGACATGGAGCACCTGTCTGATAATACTCTATAGACAGATCCTCCATCACATTGAAATATTCTTCTTCTGTAAGACTTGAATAAATTCTTCTTCCCTTACAGAGAATATTATATCGTTCGTTAGCCATCAAATGATTCTTGTCTTCTCGTGACCAACTCTGATACGAGGATCGCACCAGATTTCAAAACCTGCTTCCTTTGCATCCAAACAGAATGATACGTCTTCTCCACACATATCCTGTACTTCACCAGATTCAAAGACTTGCATCTTTGGAGCAAACCAAGGATACTTCATCTCTGAGTGTTCAAAGACTCCGTTCTTAATCAACAACCAACCAAATCCAGCATAATCAACAGTGAATGGTTTCCGACGCTTTGAGATACTCTCAATGGTTTCGTGATTCATAACACCACCATTGTTGCGGAAATCATCCTCTTCCATCCAGTGTGCTACAGAGGTTGTTCTACCATCCTCTGTACAATACCATCCAGAAGCAATGTCTTGATCCATCAGAACAAGTTGCCAGAACTTTTCAGTATTGAAAACAATATCACTATCAATCCATAATTGCCAATCATACTTCAGTTTACCATCCCAGGGAATCTGATCAGGTCCACGAAGTACATTTGCTCCAAGACACTTACAACGGGCAAAGTTCACCATTGATGAGTAGTCTTGTGAGATCTGAATACTTGCTCCTGCCTGTACCAGATCAAAACAAAGTTGAACAAAATTCTTTAAGTAAGTATATGAGACTCCTCTTCCAGGTAGACAGAACACAATTGTCTTACCCTTTACCATTTCACGGGCAAGATTGTAGTCCCACTCTGGTTCTGAGGCAGTCGGCGTTTTTGCTTTTACGGTAAATCCTTTAGCCATAATAGAATGCGTTTACATCAATGATCATACAGTATTATGTAGAGATTGTCAATCACCCTCAGTTTCGGTTATTACGAGATCTCCACCCTCAATTGATAGGCGAACTTGTGTATCTTCGTACCATGAAAGATCGTTTGTAATCCACTCAGGAATTACAATGTAATAGTCGCCCGTGATTGGATCGACTTGTACAGACTGAAAATTTTCTCCGGAATTTTTTCTCATTTCGTGTATATGAATCTTCTTTTTAGATTTATATAGCACAGTATATTATACTCGCGTCCGTAACACTTTGTAGGTTAGGGGGACCCATGGTTTTTATAACGGGGGCGCCCCCCGACGCGGCGGAACGGCGGGGCACTGGTGTTCACGAACGAATGGCACGGGGCACAAAGTTACAATGAAGACCCGCAATCTCCCAGGCAGGGAAACCATCAATGCCCGCACGATTGAGTGAACGACCTGCGTTACCTTCACGGTGACTGTTAAGTTGCGGGCGACCCTTAGCAACGTTGGTGCTCACCCATACGGTTTGACGGGTGTTAAGATCGGATGCGATGTTGTAGAGTGCCATGATAACGAATGAGGAATGTGTGTGGTTTAGTGTAACTCAGTCACGTGCCGAATCAAAGACCGAATAGAAACAATCCCATGCCCAAGTGTCGGCAACGAATGTATCAATGCCGCACTGATCACAAACCCAATCATAGGCACTGTCGCAGTTAGCATTAGTCTCAACCACGAAATCGTAGAGAGAAGCAATAGCACCACGGAAGCAATCATTCTCCATTTCAGACACCCACCACTTGCCAGTTTCAGTGCTCTTGTTGATCATCTTGCCGTCAATGGAGAATGCTTTGATCACGGACATTTGAGTTGCTTTTCTTTGACTCTTTTAGTATTGCACAAAAAAGGTGCTCACGGGGAGAAGAGTGGACACCTCTACAACTGTCACCAAATCAACGGGGTGCCATCGGTATCGGTTACAATTCCCTGTTCATTGTCGGCAGCGATAGAGTCAAGAATTGCCATCAGTTCGTTACCATTACCAGCACGATTCAGCAGAGCAGTGGCAAGATCAAAGGTCATGATAAAATGTAAAACAGTGTGATTTGAGTTGGGGTGTCTTTAGAGCGCATCCCATTCTCTATAAAACCTATGCCAGACGCATCCCAGAGAAGAACGGAATGGGTGAACCGTTGTAGTTAACGAACCACTGAAAGTTCTTCTGAAAGACACATTCACCAGTGATTCCGAATTCTTTCAGAATAGCATTCAGGCGGGACTTTGTGGTTTTGGTTTGATATCCACCATCAAACAATTCGATCCAGGTTTCACCAATTCGGGCAATCAAATGACCGTGCAGGTAGACATCAGAAACATTAGAACATGCGATCACCTCAGTGTTATCAAGTTTGAAATCTTCGCTTGCTTTGATTGCAGCGTTCATCAGGCGTTCGATCTTCCGCATGGGTTGGGGTCGTTTGGTATGGGATAATTCTACAGGGTCAGTCGCGGATCCAGGAGGCAGCAAGTGCCAGTGCATCAGCTGTCACAAGGCGGATCGGCTGGAGCGGTTGCCAGAATACTGTTACCAAAACAACCGCAATAATCCATTTGTTTGTGAACATCAGAAGGCATAGTTTACGACACGATCTTCACAGTAACCACGGCGGGAATGAGTGAAGTAATCGGTCTTATCTTTGCCACCCGATTGAGTGAACATGTTGCGAATGTAGAAGTCAAACCCACGCTCATCTTCCTTCCACTCATTGAGTGCCTGATACTGCTTCAGAGTAACATTCAACTCAGCGATGAGTTTGTTATACAGATCGCGCTTTTCTTTGCTCACCACATCATCAGCAAAGAACACCGTGGTTTCGTTATACTTTTTGCTGCTGAACACGTAGATAACACCTTCCTTCGGCAATCCGCCATTGTAGGTAGGATATGCCTGCTTGCTGGACTTACACTCAATGTCGTAAGTTTTGCCGTTGTGATGCACACGGAAGTCAGGAGAGTTCTGAATACCATTCGGTTGATATTCATATTCCAGGTTATACTTTTTCAGCAGATCTTCTACCTGCTGTTCGTGATACGAATTGTCTTGAGAATTGCTGGCATACTTGAGATCCAGGCACTCAATGAAGAATTGATTCAGTGTAGACATTTTAGACTCCTCGGACTTGATTGCCCGTTGTAAGTGTGTGGGGTTCGTTTCCTTCCCCCCGATGAACATAGTATGGCACCCCCTGCGGGTCAAATCAACAGGGTGTGTGCCACCTTCTCAACTGGCACACTGAAACCGTTGGTTGTTGAAGTTATGATACGCAAAGACCTCACGATTCACCAGTTTGAACATACCAAACTCATTGGAGAGAACGTAACCCTCAGCATCAATTCTGTTGCCGTACAGGTATGCTGCAGGACCTTGATTGCGGCAGAGGAACAAACAATCATCTTTGATCGACTTCACCAATGCCCACAGACGCAGCAGGTTAATGTCACAATCAAAGTTCTCAGGGTTGACTTCTTCACCAGCACGAATGCAGGCGTTGATCTGTTGTTTGATCTTTGCCGCTTCCTTATCAGTTACGAACTCACAGGCAGTAGACATTTGACGGGCAAAGTCACAGATCTCTTCTACATCGGCAAACGATTCTTGCCCATGCTGAATGTATGCTTCAGGTTTCACAAATTTCACATAGGGAGTATCGGTGATGATAAACTTCATCGGATACGTTACAGCATCACGAAGATCTTTGTCGGCAATGTAGTAAGTATGAGGAGCAACAATGATCTTCTCATAAACTACCTCAGGGAACTGATAAGTGATCGTGTTAGGAGTATACTCAGTGTCACCACCGAAACCAATAAAATCACCTTGAAAGATACCGTCTGAATGAGGCAACCAATCAAAACAAGCGTGAAGAATGTTTGCAACTTCGCCTTGATAGAATTGATTGATCTCATCATGCGAATGTGCGATCCGAATCTTTACTTTGTTAAAGACTGCTTTGGTGCCAACGAAGAATTCACCGTTGGCAGGATTAATACCCCAAACAATAGCAGGTGCCCCGTCAATCTTTACACTCAGATTGCCACGGGCAGTAAACCAATCCAGAACAGTAAGGTCACCCGTCAGGATAGAATCTTCGGGGTGCTCAAGGTGGGTGTTTTTCATACTGTTAGTATTACATGGATTGGGGGGCATCGCAACCCCCCTTGTGCCACTTACTCAACCGTCACACTCTCCACCAGTTCTTGAATCACATCTTCATCATACACATTGGCGATCTCATTGAGAACATCTTCCTCATTCATGTGAGATAGATTTCCCACAATGGTATCATACGCAAATTGAATCAAACACTTCACATCCATCTCATCAACAATACGCTCGGCGTAGTTGTCAATCAGTTGGTCAAGTTGTTGGGAAGTAAGGGTCATTTCAGAACTCATCAAGACAGTGACGGGAAGTTTGATTCAGACGAATGAGAATGTCATTCCAAAACTCTTTATCCTCATCATCATTGTACTGGTTGTTATCTTCAACCAAACGAATGAGATTGTTAAGATCGTCGGGAGTGAGATAGTTCATCAGTAATCGTAGTTGGCGTTCAGGTACTCATTGACATCAAACTTTTCATCTTTCAGTTCAGGAATGTCAAGGTCAAAGATCTCACCAGGAGCATCTTGAATCTCAGACCAGAGTTCATCAAACATGGTTCAATTCCGAACGACAAGAGTACAATACACGGGATGGGGGGTCACCACAACCCCCCTTGTGCCACTTTCGCAACTGGCACAAGAATTCTTATACAAACTCCGCAAGATAGTAATCTAAAGGCAACTCAAGTTCTGCCGCTTTCTGTTCCCATTCATCCCATTCTTCCTGGGATGCATCATTCAGGAAATCTTCACGGGAATATTCAAAAACGGGACCACACATTTGAATCAATTGCGACAACGAAGGTACAATATCCCACCACGTGGCAGATATCAAGGGGTCTTGTGCCACTCTCTCAATTGGCACGTGATCAGCTGGCATTCTCAATAAGCATAATATTATTGAGAATCAATAAGATCTTGTAGTTGAGAATAGATCCAATTGTCAGACTGTCACACTAGAAGACATCGCTGTAGTCTTTGATGCTAATGTGTACATCTTCATCATCTTCTAGGTGTAGCAGTTCTCTCCAGGGAACATCATCTAGTTCTAGATCATCATAACACATGAGATCTAATGTAACACGTACCATGCGCTTTGCGTGTGTGGCAGACATGTGATTCTCGTGCGATGTTTACTATACTATATCATGCATAGTGACGATACGCAAGTGATTCATAATCTTGCCCATCTCGTGCGTAATCTTCATCTAGATCTTGTGCATAATACTCCTCTAGATCATATGAATAGTCTGTTGCGTATGTGTAGTCGAGATCGTAGTCGTCGTACATAGCTCGTCGAGATCTGTATGATGCTTTATGATTATAGCAGATATCTCGTCCAGATGTCAAGAAGGCTTCTAGACGAGATTCACATAAGAGTATATATGTATTCTCGTCGAGATTTATGTGGGTTTGGGGATTTTTGCGGGCGTGGGACTTGACAAACTGCGCGTCTTATGATACGCTCGCTTAGGTCACAAGTCTCAGAGGCATTTAGAAGACTTTATGATGCTTTATGATCGGTCTTTTATAAGCATTTAGAAGACTTATAAGACTACCTATTCTCAACAATATTCTCAATTGATTCTCAATTATTATTAACTTATTGAGAATTAAATAAAAAATACATTAATGTTTTTTATTATATTTTTTAATTAAATTTAACCTTTTATTGTATCAGATTATACCATTCTCAACCTTCTGGTATAAAATCCCACATCTCTCCATTCCATTGCCACTTACGATCTTTCCAACCATAAACCTGTCCTACTTCTGGGTTCATAGGAAACCGTGGTCCATCACTCTCTTTATGTGGATTCTGTACCTTATCCACTACTTTATCAAACTCACCATTTAACCAATCAGCATCAGAAACCATCCACTTATCAATCGGACAAGAGTCTAATGCGAATGATGCTTTTTGATCCAGAAAACATCCACAATGCTTACACCTGACTTGTTTGGCATCATAGTATTCACAACTCTTACATACATCTAATCTCTGTTGTTTGACCTCTGGGGATACAAACAAAGCATTAGATGAGAATGCCTGCTTGACAACTTCAAATGTAAACTTAGCAAGGTTCTTTCCTTGCTCTGGTAATGATGGATAATCTTGAGTCATTTGTTATGGTTGATATGCTCCTTTAATTGTAGCAGAATTTATCGTTCCTGTCACGCTATAATTCGATCCTGTGATTGCTCTTCCATTAGATCCACCCGATCCTGAATTTGAAGTATTACCACCTGATACTCCCCAATCTCCTCCATTACCACCAGTCTCTCCTTGTAATCCATCAGATCCAAGTGAAGGACATCCACCAGTGGCACCTGCTGCTCCTGCTGTTCCATCAGTTCTTGATTGATTGTAACCTCTGCCCAATCCTCCATTTCCACCTTCTCCTCCTGCCGCTCCTGGTACACTGTATGGAGTATCTACCTGACAGTTAGTAGAACATGTTTTTGAATTACATCCACCCTTACCACAATTACAGTTGTTTCCACCAGCTTGGTTGTATGATATCGCATATCCAGGACTACATCCAGGGCATCCACCACAGTTTGAACCAGTGGTATAAAAACTGGTGCTAATACAAGTGCCCGATGCTCCTGTTGCTCCTGTCGCACCTTTTTCACCACCACCTCCACCACCATAGATGTTTGCGGACCCATTGACTTCTACAATGACTTCGGATCCTGTGGACTGTACATACAATGCGGGACCACCATTTCCACCACTGATGTTACCTGATGTTCCATTGGATCCACCAGCACCATAGATGCCACCAGCAACATTGACTCTTAAATTATGTGTCTCAGCCTGAAGATATGCTGCGTACTGTGATATGTTAGAGGATCCCATTGTACCGTTCAGATACATGTACTTCCGAACATTCTTATTGAGATTAGAGTTCCAGGTCTGTGTACCAATATTAAATCCAGGTGATGATGGCGATGCCGTATTATCATCAGTACCAGACTGTGTGATGAAATAATACTTGATGGTATTACGAAACTGTGAAGTCTTCCAATTATTAGATGTGGTTACATTCGCATTCTCAGTCGCATCAGGTACAATCGGACTGGTATCAGATGTACTGGTGATTCGTCTTAACTGTGATGCTTTGATTGGCAGTGTATCAGAAGAGAAACTACCATCCACTTGTTGTGCTCGGAAGGTCGTTCTTAACGATGAAAAGGAGATACTTCCAGAGGTATAATAGGGTCCCGCTTTTGTGACTGTCGCTGACATTCGTATGAGGCAAATCCTGTGTCTCTATTTAGATCATCATTCCAATGTCTTATGACCCCCGCGACAATGAATAGATTAGTAACAAGATAAGTACCGAATATAACAGTCCGTATATGAGCAATGTGATCTGCTTCTCTGTCATTTTTCGTTGCCTTCTCCCCAAGTGCTTTCGCCCACAGTCTCCACAACGTTTTCTTTTTCTTCATAGATTGATTCTCTTGATCTTACATATGTCAGTTCTTTCCATTGATTATGATAACACAGGACCATCAAACGATCATTGCGATGAATGGAACATGCCTCATAGTTCTCTTCATTTTTTGGTTTGACTCCTATCTCAATGGTAATATATTTCTTATCCTTGAAATACACCCATCCCTCAATATGTGGTTTCCACTTTACATAATGATTAACTTGTGGTTCATACATATGCCGCTTCTAATGGAGTTTGCTTGGGAACCATTGCCGAATAGGGTGATGTTCGTTCTATACTAACAGCGTCCCCGATCTTTCCTGAGTTGATGGGGGAGTAATAGGTTCTGGTTTTGGTATTATAGAATCCCCAGATACAACGAACCTCATCACCAAGATTGTAGTCAAACCTACGGTCATAATGAATCCAGATAGCAACAACATTGCGTTTAAACTCTGTCTGCTCATAGTGCATTCCGTTCGGTGGACGATGGGGAAACTCAATCATCATGATCTGGAGTTGCTTTTAGATCGTTTGGATTTTCACCATTGGCAACACATTCATTCAAAATGACATCACACTGTTCTTTGGTCAGTTTGCGATGAATAACTTCCCATCCAGAAGTGAATTGTTGCCAGATTTTATACAGTTGCTGTTCAGTCATGATCAGGTCGTAAAAGCATCAATAATACCAGATTCGTAATCATCCACCAATGAGAACTTCTGTGCCTTGACAACATTTGGCATAATCAGATTCTGATACTTCTCATCAAAACCATCTTCTCCAGAGAGAAGTTCAAATGCCTCTGTATCATTCTCTGCGATGAGACTGACGACTCCACCATATTCACTGGAGGGAAATGGCACCCAGTAATCAACAATGTACAGACTTTTCATTTTCTTTGGTAAATTACTCCTTTATTTTAGATGAATGATTCAAATTTGTCAACTGACGCTGTAGTTCTACTCTTACTGAAACCAGATGCCCATACAGAAACTTTTGATACTCATTGTCTTTAATCAGAGAAGTAATGTTATCAATCTGCATCAGTGCCAGAATCAATTTGGTCTGGTCATTCATACAAACTCCTGTATGTAGTAATCAACAGGCACATTCATCTCTGCTGCTTTGGTCTCAAAATAACTTTTAGTATATTGTCGTGCTGCTTCGCGTCGCACATAGTTCTGGACTTCAACATCAGCATGTTTCATAAAGTCCTCAAAGGCAGTCATAAACTGCTTTACATCTTCGTCGTTCATTGTTGATGAGTTGAATGATTGTGATAGTAAGCATCAAACATTTTGTTGTCACGTTGTATCAGAAAGGCATTGTATCCGATCATCATCACAGCAACCAGAACAGCATAAGCAATGTACTTACGTTTCATTAACCACACTCCAAATCGTAGGATACAGATGAAAGCAGTTGTTGATAGATCTTTTGTTTTAGATCTGAAAGATCCTCTGATGTCCGCGATTCATCAATCAATCGCAGAATCAAAGTTAAATCGGTAGAGGTCAACATCAGCAGGCACCGTAGAAAGGATTGCCAGTTTGAGGAAGGTCAACATTATCACCAGTCACAACATAATCATGTGCCAGGCGGTCACGGATTGCCAGAGACTTCTCCACACGATTCAGATACTTCTTAGAGATCTGATCAACACCCTTCCAGGAGAGAACCTGCATACACCATTCGGCACTGATGTCACCATAAGGAGTCTGAACAGGATAGAAACCAACCAGCATGGTGCCATCGGCAGACTGGAGGGTGGGGAAGTCAGGCATGGGGTTGTTCCCTTGATTACCTTTGTATTATAGGTCAGAAGGACGGCACCACATCGTTGCGTAGACCAGTTTGCGAACTGTCCATTCGCTCATAGAGCGTGTAAAGTTTGTTATACAGTGCTGGTACACTTCCATATTCCCGGGCGATTTGATTCTCATCACGGAGATTCAATAACTGAAGTGCGGATAGAATTACACCAACTTCATGAACATTTAGATTAACATTTGCTTCGGTCATTTCTTTTCAGTCTCCTTTGCTACAGGTTTAGGTGTTGTGTAAGGAACTCTACCAGTCTCATTGTACATCAGAATGTCGTATTTGAACTTACATTCCAATGGTTTTTGATTACACATTTTCAGTGTGTCATTGTGTGATGATTGTGAATAAAAACCACCACCAGTGATAAATCCAAGCATTGCGATTAAAGCAAAACTAGGATACAAAACAACTTCTTTCATGATTCAATCCCAACTAACATTTTGAAGAAGAAAACCAGGCATCACCATACTCCAGGCACCCTCCTGATTGATACCACCAACTTTATATTCCCACTTATAAGCAAACTTATTATGACTGTCCCAAGTCATAAAACCTTTCTCCTTATCAAACCAAGATTTGATCGTCAGACCAAACTTGTTAGAAAAGATATTGCGAGTGCGAAGTGCTCCACCAGTTTCGCGGGTTTCTACTACTTTACACACATCATGATAGGTTTGAAGACTTGATTCTAAGGCACAAGGAGTTTCATATGTAAAGGGGCGATATGTTTTAGGTTTTGCTGGTGCGGTCTGTGCCAGTGCTGGAGAGGCAAACAGCAGCACAGTCAGCAGCAGAAGTTGTTTCACAGTTTTCCTCCAGTTTTGTTATATTCTATCATAGAACGTCGTGCTGCGTAAGCCTCAAATTCAGATGCAAATGATGCGATGGTTCGCCCAGTATCAGTCCAGACCAGATACCAACGATTCGCAAACTGTTTGATGTAAATGGGTTTCATACAGAAGGATTGACAGAGATCTCACGGATGTTCAGACCACAAAGTTGATCATAAACACGTTTCAGAATAATATCTACTGCCTTCTTCGCTTTGGATTTCTCATACCAAATGGTCACACAACCATCGTAGGTTTCAACTTGAATGCGGTAGGTTTTCATGATTCAGTCCTCAGGGTAGAGTTTCCAACCATCAGGGCGGATGCCCAGTTCTTCACAACGCACCTCATAAACAATCCGCTTCAGAAGTTGCAGCGGCATTTCATTTTCAATCTTTTTCTGAATGGTGCGGCGGATCTGGGCGTCCTGTGTAGTGTCGGTGACCATCGTGGTTCCCTTGATTACCTTGTAATTATAGGGCACCCATCAGGCGATTCGGGAAGAACTGTGCCACTTGATGATCCGTCCACCCATTCTTATCAAATAGGTACTCAAGATATAGAGTTTCTTCTTGCTCCCGTGCCTCAATTTCGTGTGGTTGATCCCAATAGTCCACATCTTCCATACATTCTTTACCATAATACATTTTTCCACGCTTGGACCGCAGCGAACCGACTACCCACTGCCGCAGGTGGACCAGTTCGTGTAAAAGAGTTTTTATATACAACTCCTCCTCCATATGAGTATCCAACTCAATCAGAAACTCACGGGGACGATAAGACTCACCCACATAGTCACAGTAACCATAAACTTGCTCACGTTTCAGACCACGATGAAGAATCTCCACCTCAATCTTATGACGGGGAAGGAATCGATTCAGAAACCAAGTGGTAACGTCCTCACAGAGGAGTTTAGAATAACCGTATCCAGAATACGTGATGTAAGACATTGACCCCAGTGTAGAAACCAAACGAAAGATGAAACAAAAATGAGTTTGTGTGTCGCTGTCATCGGGCAATCACATCCAGAGATTCTAACAGCATCATCGCAAGATCCATACGATTGTCTTCATCAACCACAGGAATGTTAGCATCAACAAATTCAGAAGCAAGTTGCCCAAAGAGTTCTATTGTCCGCTCATCAGCAAACACAGACGTAGCAAACTCACTCTTGAAACCATCACGCAGCAGTCGCAGGGACTTAGTGATGGTCAATTCACGGATTTCGTTAGCGTAAGTCATTTTGAAGAATTGTTGAGTTGGGATAAACATCAGCGAGCATAAAGGTAGGAACCTGCCCAGTCAGCGTGTTGAAGCAACCATTCACGCTGCTCAATGATGCGAAGATCATAACGAACACCTTTGGCAGGTGCTTTCCAAGATGCAGACTTATACACTTGACCAGTCTTCTTGTCCACAAAAGCGTGGACAGAACGCGAACCATTCGCATTCATAATGATTTTGTGATACTTACGACCCGTTTCGGGGTAGAAGTCATAATCACAGATACCCTGCTTCAGTTTAGCAATACAAGCATCGTGATACTCCTCATTTTCAGTACGAAGTGCGTGAGACCGAATGCTGTAATCAATGTAGTTCTGGCGCAATGCTTCACAGAGAGCATAGGTGTGACCCAGAACTGCCTCTGCGATGTTCTTCCGTGCCTCAGCAGTGGCGGCGTAGTCAGCGAAGGTCGTGGTCATTGCTTGGTTGCGTATGTGCTTATTATAAGGCACCTAGGCGCCTCTCAGAGCGTCAGTATGCCAGTTCAGAATCTGGCACCCAGGGTTCATCATCACACAAATAACCCATCCAATCTGCTGGTTCAGAACCATAGATTTCAATTTCCCGCAGTTCCTCAATCAGTTCAGACAAGTCCATGATGATCCTTTAACTACTTGAGTATTATAACAGAAAGTGGACTAAACCGCCAGTGCTCCAGAAGGAATCTCTACAACTTCAGGCAGTTTGCTGTCATCAAACCGATTCATATTGTAGCAGACCCATTCACCACTACGGAAGACATAAGCATACTCTTCGCTGTTATCAGGCAGAAGATATTCACACAGGTCAGCATCAAGGCGAGGAGGGCAATCTTCACCACGAGCACTATAATACTCGGGTTGATTTTCATCATTCCAACAGGTGCTCATATCACCACCGTCAATCAGTTCGGCGGCAAGTTCTTTGCTGTTGTAGTGCGTCTTCAGGATGCGACCCAACCAAGCTTCATAACCATCCCAGTGGTGATAGGCAGACAGGATGGAACCATCAAGCAGTTCAATACCAATGCGAGAGCGGGTTGCCATTGGGGCGTTTTCTTGAGTACCTTGTTAGTATAGGGCATCCAGCAGCGGATTCTGGGGGTCTTGTGCCAGTTCCTCAACTGCACACCGCCTGGTTGCGATTTCTGTGTAGTGGGAACTAAGATCTATGCCCATAAAGTTTCTATTTTCCCGAATGGCAGCGACACCAGTGCTCCCACTACCAACGAACGGGTCAAGCACCGTAGAATTGACAGGAGAATAGATCTTGATAAGATATGCCATCAAATCTACTGGTTTAACTGTAGGATGGTCATTATCAGTTCCTTTCTCTTTGCGTGTGGCACGAGGAGCATAGAAATACTTCTGATGTTCTGATTGTACCTCACCAATGATATTAGAAGGATACCTACCAGCAGGGTTTGCGTCCACAGTTCCATACTCAGCACCACTACCTGTAGTGTTACCATCACGACCGAATGTACGACGTTTGGCACCTTGAGCAACCCAACCTTTGGGTGGTTCTTTCTCCCAAGGAACACGAGTATTCTCAGTATCAATTAGACCACATCCCCACTCTTCAAAATTACTTTGGAGTGAACCTTTGTAGGGTTTCTGTGCTACCACAATCGGTTCGTGTGCTGGTTTCAAACGATTGAACTTTGGCATCTTTGTGGTCGTCATCCACATAATCTGATCCTTGATTGTAAACCCAGCGTCTTCTACATTACAAGCAAGACGATGATACAGTTCAGGAGAACAAAATGCCAGACAGAACGCACCAGGACGCAGAGTTCTATAAACTTCCTGCCAAATATTCACAGAAGGAACAGAATGATCCCAGTGATCCATTCCCATCCCATAGGGTGGGTCAGTTATACAAGAATGAAATGTATTATCTTCGTAACTAGCAAGAACTTCCTTACAATCTCCAGTCAGAATTGAAAAGGTCACAGGAGTCCAATAAACAATTCGTATTTTAGCACAAAAAAAGGAGGGAATCAACCCTCTTTCTAATCAATCGTCGTAAACTCTACATTCAAGCGCATCAGGATTGGCATCGCAATAAAGTTCTAAAGGAGTTGGATCGTGTAAATCTTCAGGGTGATTTGCTTTATATGTTTTAAGTGCTTCCAATTCCTCTTCAGTATGTCTCCGTGATTGTGGAGAAATCGTAGGATCACCCAGAAGATCTTCATCCTTCTGAATGTGTTGGTCTATATTTTCCATAGTTTTGTATCGTGTTGACAATATTTATTTTATTTTGGTGAGTTATCCTCTTTACCTTCAAGAGAACGAACCATCAATTCAGTGAATTTTTCCATTTTTTCAGCAGAAACTGTCTGCGGAGCATATGTAATGGCATCTTTCAGTGCTATAAGTTCGCTCCATTCCTCTTTTGTAAGAATTTCAGGTCCAGTTTTTGCTAGAGTCATAGGTTTTTTGCGATGTGTCCCAATATTAGCATTTCAATACATTAGTATCTATGAACTTAATGTTTTCTTTGGGATCGAGTTACAAATCTTTATGTTTATTGTATGATCTCCAGTCTTGTTCATCAAATTCACTCAAGTGTCTTTGACAGATGATCATTCCCGTAACATTGCAGGCATAAAGTGTTGAATCATACTTACAAGCGGTCCAGGTGAGCATCAAATAGTCGTAAAGATCAGAATGTTCTTCTTTATGTGGTTCTACAAGACTAATCAGTTCTTGTAGCATCTCCCGACTCATTAGGCGTTTCATTTTTTCTTTCCAAAAAAGAGTCAAGTGTATCTAGATCACTTAAAAGTTCTCTGTCACGATTCTTATCGTGATAATAGGACCACAGAGCATTGTGAACATCCATAAGATGATCTACCCAGAACCCAGCAGGATAAATTCCCAGAGCAGATTGTAGTCCACGATGAGAAGTTCCCTCATTTTCTGCTTTACACATAATATGAGTGATTGCTTCTACCATATCAATCTTATCTTCTTCAGACAACATATGATACTTTCCAATCGCACGTTGTCGTGATTCTTCATTTGCTTTCTGAAGTTCCTTAAATGAATCAGAATCCCACCAGTCCTTTAATGCTTTACCAAATTCGTTAGGTTCAGTCATCATCTTTCCCAAAGATAGTTCCAAAGAAACCAGAGTCTCCTGGTCTACGGTTTTCCAGTTTATCTAGCAGAGAATCAGTTGTTTGTAATGACTCAATACGACTGATAAGATCAGCAATCACACTACACACCATGGGACGTTCTTGACGAGCAGCGTATGCTAGTGCGTTCCGCAGAGATTGTTCTGCTTCTTTCAGTGATTCTTCAACAGATTGTGAGAGTGCCATTATTTGTTACCAAGTAGTAGGTTATGATATTTTAGGACTTCTGGGTTCTCCAGGTCTTTACATCTAGGGTAGAAAATACCGTCCTTATAGCAAGCATTTTCGGGGTCTTGTGGATTATATTTTGTCACTTTTGCTGGATAATCTCTAATATTACAGAGTTCTCCTTGTCTAGACATAAAGTTCTCAAAACATAAACCAGCAACAAGTGGGGCGAGTAATTGTAGAGTATACATCAGCACTCATCGGGTCTAAGTGGTTGAGTGGGTTTACGAATAGTAAAAGAACCATCGTTGTTATTAATCCAGTGAATTGCGTCACCTTCTTTCAAGTCTGCTGCTTCTAGTAGGTCATCAGGAAATGCTACAAAGAGTTCTTGTTTACCAGTATCTGCATCTTCTACTTCTTGAACAGGGATAATCCATCGGGTCACAACATCTTTTTTGACTTCTGGTGTCCATTCATATCCACCTGCTTTTCTAATTTCTTCTACTTGAGCATCAAGTTCTGCTTTATCACACATCGCATTCAGTTCTTCTTCCATATATTGCTGATGCTCTTCTGGATAATACATTTCTTCCCAAGCATCCCACTTTTTAGAATCATCACTCTTTACAGGACGATGACCACTCAGAAGTTCCAGAAGTCCAGAAGCACGACTAGTACAATCTTTATGATAATAATAATCTTCACGAACTGCTTTACGGATCGCAGAATAAATTTCGTGCGGTGAAGCATCACTATTCATCGCATCGTGAACCCACTCTTGGAGTTTTTCAAGCGAATACTTTTTGTAATCAGAGGTCATTGAGGTAGTCTTTGATTGCTTGTTCCCATTATATCACAGTCTCAACAGGATGTCCAGTCCATCCTTTGTAAGGTTTTTTAACTTTTTCAGTCACTCTGTCCATCATTCTGCCGTGATGGAAGTTATTATCCCTACACCATTTCGTGAGGTTATGGACTAAAACTTCTTCACCAGAAATATGCTTCATCAAATAAGGACCTTTACACAAAGTATTGGCAATTTTATTTCTTGTTTCTTCATTTACAGGATGTCCTATCCTACTTTTAGACATTTTCTTACAAGTCTCTTTTGTATGTCTTCTTCCTAATGATTTTTGACGACAAAGTTTTTTTGTTTCATCAGTATGTTTAAATCCTGGACGATGTGAAGCAATACCTTTTCTATTGAGACTGATTTTTGCTTTCACTTCTTCCACCATTGGAATACCTTTGTTCCACGGAATATGTCCAGAAGGACCATCACCACCATCAGTTCTATTATGAAGAATACCTGTTCCTAAATCTTTTCTGCCAAAGATGGCAATCATATATTTTTCGTGCTTAAATGCTTCTTCTTCGTCAATATTTTGCTTTAATAAAATTATGTTCTTTAAATTTTTTGGTCTTCTTGCTCTACCATTTCCATATCTTTTAACATATGCTCTTATACCTTTACCCTTACCAATATAATAAGGTGTGCCATCTTCACGCAAGTAAGCGTAAGTGTAGTATTCCATCTGCTTTTTGTTTGTGGTAATACTATTTATACAAGAAAAGGAGCATTTCTGCTCCCACTCTTTGCTTCTGAATAACCACAAACAAAAGCACTATTATTTATCGGCAAGAAAATCTGCTATTGCTTGCTCTACAATAATTTGTATCTCAGAACTCGTAAGATTATTGAGCCAAGACCATTTGGGATCATCTTTACTCCAATCCATTGTGAAGGATCCATCTTCATTCTGGTGGATTTTTAAACTATCAGCATTCATCGCAGTCAGTATCCTTGTGTTTCTTACGAATTTTTTTAAGTTGTTTCAGTTCTTCCTTGATCATTTTGTAGGCACTATCTGCATCAAATTTACCACCTATTTCTAGACCAATAATAATTTCCATTCTTGTTCCAAAGTGTGCGAGTGCTTTTTCAAAGCAGTCTAATTCATACATCGTAATTAATCCTACAACGTTCGGCAAGAATATCTATACGGGCATCAAGAGAATTTTCCATCCGATAGAGTTCATTGGTAGTTCCTACATTTTCTTCTTCTAATACTTTGATTCTTGCTTCCAACTCTTCAATTTTTTTATACAGCAAATCTGATGGAGTTGGTTCATTCAATCCCCACTTCTTCTGAAACCAATAAGGATCATTCATAATATACCTACAGATTTTAAATACTTTTGATATGCCATAAAGCGTTGAAGAGATGGAGTTACACCAAGACTTTCACAACACCGAAGATATGAGATAAACTCATACCAAGGTGCGGTCGGGTCAGTATCACTCACAGTTTGCCCCCTACTTCACCCTCATAAGTTCGGGACGTAGAGAAACCTTCCTGCCTCCCTTTAAGATAAAATCTTGTTGCCGATATACAAATGTCTTCAGTGAGAGATGTGACCAGTCCACTATCTTCTTTGTCTGTTGAATACCAAAGTCCATACTTTTTCTCCTCAATATAAAAGGCATCGTCAATCAGTTTCTTTTCCATTTGTTTTATTCTTCAAATTTGTAACTCAATTTGATGTCTTTCTTTTTTAGGTGATAGCGATCAATATGCTTTTGACGATGTGCTTCGCTTTCAAAGTAACACTTACGAGTTTCATTTCCTTCCTTATACACAAGTTTCCAGGGAAACTGATCAAAGGGAAATTCTTCGGAGTAGTCCATCAGGTAGGTTGTTCAACACGTTGAGTATACACGGAATCAAACAGTTCGTCAAGTATCTCACCACACTCGTTATACTCTTTACTATTC